TTTTTGAAAAGATGAAAATCATGCCAATTTCTAATGATGAATTTGATAAAATTTCAGATTTTCCAAAAAATATAATTGAAACTGGTGACATTGCATATATTGATGATCATTATTATATTTTTATGACGCATGATTATTTTAAAAATAATAAGATATATGAAAAACTTTTTAAAAAAGGTTTTAACTATCTGCATGACAAATCACTTGTAAGTAAATTACAAAATGGATTGTTCATAAATGATGAATATGGCAATAAAAATTTTGGCTATATGGCATTAGATTCATATGACAATAATCTTAAAATGATAAATAAACATACAGATTTTGATGTAACATTGTTATATCGTCCAAATATAAAAATAGATTTATTAGATGATGATTCATATACTGATATGAATTTGAAATCTATTGTTGAAGATGGAAATGGAAGAATTTTATTTGGAAAAATATTTGAAAAAATGAAAATTATTCCAATTTCTAACAGTGAATTAGATAAAGTGAGCGATAATTTAGAAATTCCACAAATATTATTGTCTTATGATAAAAATGATATAGAAAATGGAGATGTGCTAGTGTCTATTGATAAAGTATCTAATAAACATATTAATTTTTGGTTATATTTGTCAAATAATGAGGTATCAAGAAGAATGGATGAATTTCTACAAATGAGAAAAGAAAACAAAATATTATATGATATATATAGTAAAATCAATAAATATAAAGAAACAGGAAAATCTCTATTGATTTCATTAGGATCTGATGTATTTGGTCTATTTTGCAGAAGTATTGATGACAAAGAGATGAAGATGATTGATGGAAATTATATATCATCTCAAAAAAATTTTTATAAACTATTAAAGTTTTATGGCACACTTATAAGAAATAAAAGCATTTATGATGTAATAAAACAAATGAGTGGTGATGAATATGGAAAAGACAATGGTGAATTCTATAAAAAATATATATAAGATATATGCCAAGTGTAAGTAAAAAACAACAAAATTTCTTTAGGTTAGTCAAAGCATATAAAAATGGAAAAATAAAGAAAAAAGATGTCAGTCAAAGCATTGTTGATGCTGCAAATGGAATGACAAAAAAACAAATTTCTCATTTTGCCGATCATCGTGTAAAAAAATACAAAGTGAAAAAACTTGATGAAATGTTCAGTGAAATAACTGAAAAGATGAAAATTATTCCAATCAGTAATAATGAACTTGACCGGGTATCTGATAAAATTTATCCAGAAGTTTTAACTAATTTTGATATAGATGACATAAAAAATGGTGATATTATAGTATCAGAAACGTCATATTCAAAAAAAGTTTGGTTATATTTAAGTCCAAAAGAAACAAAACAAAGAAAAAATGAATTATTAAAAAACGTACGTGTTTGTAAAGAAGTAATTGATAGAATCAATAAATCAATACAAATTGAAGTTCCAATAATAATATCACCATCTGAAGCATATGGTTGGTTTTGTAGAAATGACATTGACACATGGGAAAAACGCAATAATGTATGGCATACATATGATAATACAATGTGGTTTCCAAAATTAATACAATTTAATGGTCAAACTCTTAAAAAGAACATAAGTGAAATATTTGATGAATATAAAAACATTGATGAATATATTGATTAAAAACAACTAGTTTAAAAATAAAAACCCCTTGAAATTCAAGGGGTTTTTTATTATTCAAATCTTTTATAAATTACATTTATGTCTATCCATATCAATGAAACATCATCTACTGGTAACATACAAAGATGTATCACAGCTTTTTGATCTTTGGCATTTACAATTTTGACAATCATAAATTCATCTACTTTATCAGCACTTGCAATCCATCCTTGTTTTACTTCATATGTTCTTTTATAGCCACAATCATTTTGTATGTTGACTGCATATTTTCCTATTTCAACAATCCATTTCATATTTTTAAAATTTAATCTTTCATATAAAATCTTTTAGCTGCTTCAATTTGTCTTGGCTCGCTGAATGAATTTATTTTTTTGAGATATCCAATCACTCTTGTAAGATAACTTATGTTTTCACTTCCACATACAGGACATTTTTCTAATGTATTTTTGTCTATATGTCCACAATCTTCACAACAACTGTTCAATATATTAAATGTGAAATAATTGCATCCATTCTTTGCAGCAACCTTCAAAAGTTGTCTATATTGTGCTTGTGACAAATGCTCTCTTAAATTTGCATGAAGTGCACTTCCTCCATCAAGATACTTGACATAGTCTTTTCCATGTAATTTCATTTTATCCAATACTGACAAATTCGAATCTTCTGGATTATAAAAATATGAACTATATAGATTTCTATCAGGAGAAACCCAATATCCATCTTTCTTGTCCCAATTATAATTCTTTGCTGCTAAATTTTCTGCTGGAACAAATTCACAATTGAACATTGTGTCACGAGTCTTGTCTTTTCTATTGCACATATTGACTGTTTCAAGAATATTGTTTACGAATTCAGCATATTCATCATTATTAGAAACTTTTATCTTGAAATATTCAGCAGCATCAGTAATACCATTGACACCAACAGTGAGATATTGTTTTCTTATATCAATAAATCCAGCATCATAGACATCAAGCATATTTGCTTTCAAAAAATCTTTTATAGTCTCATTGAATGCTGTCTGGTATTTGTGAACTCGTTCAACCATTTCGGCAACATCTTCACGAATATATTGATAAAGCAGATTCTTGTCACATCTTGACAATGGAACTTGCTTGCCTTTTACAATTTCAATGTCATTGTCTTTGAAATATCTATTTGCACTATTTTGTACAAGTCTTGGAAGATTTATAGTCATTACTGATTTTGAACCAGTTGACACAGAAGCAGTACCCATTGAATATTGGTGTGTTGTATGATTATGTTCTTCATCTTCAACATCCATGTCCTTCAAAGAATTTCTCAAACGACAACAACTACTGAGACTATCTGGACTATCACTTAGATAACAGAAGAAACTATGTCCTTCGGACCACATTTCAGCAGTGAAGTCAGCATAGTCTTTATCTATGAAGTCATCATTTCCATCAGTCATCAAAGCCATCGTCTCCACTGGGAATGTCAATACATATTTTGTACGTTCTTCATTGAACCATCTCATGAATTTTTTCTGTAGCCATGAAAGAGTTTCCCATTGGGGACGAGTTCCATCAGGAAAGACAAATTCACCAAACACACCGTTGAAATATTCATGATCAAAATATGATATGTTCCAAAACACTGTCTGATAACCTCTATTTCCAGCCGGCATGTTCATACTATGCACTACCTGTTGAAAATAATTTTCAATGACTTTTTCTAATGTTCTTTGTTTTGATGTATATTCAACAACTGTATCCAATTTGTCAAGATAGTCATTGCCATAGTCTTTTCTTATAAAATAATCAAAGTACATTAAAAATTCTGGTGTTGCAACAGCACCAAGAAACTGAGATGAAACAGAATACACTAAATTTATGAACTCACCACAGAATGATTTCAAATCTGTTGGAGCAACACTCACACCACCCAGTTTTCTCAACCCATCTATAAGGAATGGATACATTGTTATTGCAACACAATATGGATATCCAGGTGTTCCTGTTTCATCGTGTTTGTAAAGTATGTGACTTTCTATATCTTGAATGTATTGTTTTGCTAATTTTTTTGTATATAGAGATGCTATTTTGTTTGTAAGAATATAACGATTTTGTTTTATGTTATTTTCTTTATAAAGTTCTTGTCCAAGTGTGACAATATTTTTATTTGATACGTTTGCATTTGAATCAAACTTAGAACCTGTAGCCGCATTGCTTGCTTCAATGTATGACCTGATGAAATCTTGTTTTTTCTTTATGTCTTTTCCATCACTATTGTTCTCAATATATGCCTTTGCAGCTTTTTTGTTGACAAACATCAGCCATTCTTCTACTTGTCTCCTTATTTCAATTGTAGAAATATTGTTATACAAATAAAAATTGTTGATTGCTGTCTCTAAAAGCACATCATCACAATCTTCTCCAATAGAATTGTATGCAGCACAAATACTGCTTTTCAGTTTGTCCTGATCATATTCTTCTGTTTTTCCACTAGTTTTTCTGATATCCATATTATATATTTTTTATTTTTTCCAAAACAAATATGTTATATTTTCATATTCTCCATCTTTTAGACAAAACAATTGCTGGTTTGTTGTCTCTTTGTCCAACGGACCAGCAATACTGTCATAGTGACCAATTTTTATATAGTCACATAATTTAGAATCAAATATTTTTTTGTCAAAAACATCTTTTCCAGAATACCAACCACATTTCAATGAAGTTGTATCTTTTATATGTTTTATAAGATTTAACAATGTTTCAGTATCATTGTCTCCACCCATGAATCCAACACAAGTTATTCCATTATTTTCTTTAATGATAGTATCCAATGAATCATAATCTAATTTTATTCCAATGTCTTCTCTCAAATATGGAGAATGACATCCATCACAATGGTTTGGACATAAAGATAAATTTATAGCAAGAGTCACCTCATCTGGAAATTCTCTGAAGACGACTTGTGTATCTGTATATTTTATCATCAATTCTTGTTTTTAATGAAATAAAATAATAAATTATTTGTGTTTTTTTACATCATTTGATTATAAAGCCATTCCACCACCTTCATCGCCTTCATCTTCACTTTCTTCTTCTTTCTTTTCTGCCTTGAATCTTGATTTTGGTTCTCCATCTAATATCTTCTCAATGTCTTCCGGTTTATATCCATCTTTTTCAAGTTTCTTCTTTTCTTTTATTCTCTTGTTTGCTTCAATGTCTTCTTTAGTCATTCCAGAAAATCTCTCAACAAGAAAATCTAAATCAAAATATGGCTGTTCATTGCCATCAGCATCCATAGTGACAAATGTTTGCATTATAGAACCTATGAAATCTGATTTCTTTTGTATCACTTCAATTTCTCTCATCTCAGTAAATACATTGTCTGATACAAAGTCAAGTGTCAATGAATTTCTGAATTGCACATCTGTTGCAAATTCCTTGTGCTTCAAACAAAGTTGTATATAAATTGGCTTTATGAGCATTTCTTTATATATTGAACGAAGTCTGTTTATGAAATTAGCAAACTTGACTTCTTCTCTCATCATAGATTCAGTATTCAATGCATAGCTTCCTCTTCCCTGCATGTTGTCAAATCTAGTGAATGGGATTTTGCTTGCTTGCCATAGTTTCTGTTTGAAATAATTCATCGCCTCTGTATCAGACAAATCAGGACCGTCTCCACCAAGAGTCTGGACTTGTGGACTTTCTCCATTCACGCTTGGAAACCAGTATTCTTTGTTAAACGGAAGCATTGGCCTGCCATTTACCATTATCTCACCACTCTCATTGTTGAAATCAATAATCTCACGATAAGAATGCATTGTTTCGGCAAGTGTCTGTTTTCCTCTATTTCCATGACTTTCAACAGGAATAGTGAATGTTGTCTTGAAACTTGAATTTGTCACTGCCCACATGATACGAGTTGATTCCATGATTCTCAACAAGTTAAATGCACGTGAAAGACGTTCAACATATGACACTCGGCTTGCACTGTCAAATTGTGCATAAGATATATAGATTATTTGTGAATCATACAAGACTCTCTGTCTTGCAGGATCATTTGGATATTGAATCCATATCTTCTCACCAGTATTGGGATCTACTGCTGGAACAAGTGAAAGAACCTCAAGTTCTTTAAATTTGATAATGTTTTTTTGTGTCTCTCGCTTGTCTTGATCACCATCATAGATTATTTCAAATGCAAGAAAACCCTCAATCAAA